ACAACACAACTAATTGCCTTGGCTGGAATTGTCAGCACATTAGCTGGCTTCGGGTACCAGGGCGCTACATACATTAACAGAATAGAGAACTTAGAAAACAAGATAGCGACTCTAGGCGCAACAGAAGATGCGCAAAACGCTATCGAAGAACGCTTTGCCTCAATAGAAACTTCGGTTAATTTCATCAATAAGACAATAGACGGAAGTATAGTTCCAGATGTTAAAGATAATGGCGAAATGATACAGGTTATAGAGGTCGATCTTTCAACCATGGAAACAAGGATACAGTCTCTTGGAAACCAGGTAGAAAGACTTGAGAATAAAAACGAAAACCCTTTAGCTAACTGAGGCGAGATATGAATGACGGATACCCAAGCGGCAGATTTGCGGGCGACATGGACAGAAATGAAGTCGAAATGGACCTCAATAAGTTTATGGCGATGGTCGAAGAGATTGGTGCTTTAAAAGACAAAATAAGGGATTTAGAAGACACAAAGAACAATAACCCCCATCAGAGATGGATCTTTTTAGCGCAAGCTGTGGACTCCTGGCGTATTTTTCCAAGAGCCTTTTTAACGGTTTACATCTTTTTACTGTATTACACCGTAATGTGGTTTATGGGCTTGGAGAACCCAACCTTTGAACAGTCTGGACTTATATCTATTATTGTAGGTGCGGGTGCAGCTTGGTTTGGGCTCTATGCGGGAACGTCTGGCTCTTCTAAGAGCTTTAAAGGCGATAAAGAATGAAGCTAGTATTGTTTTTGTGTGCGCTGTTGTTGGTGTCTATATCTGTTAATGTGATTGTTTTCACTAAACTGGATAAGGCAAAGATAGAACTACAAACCGCAATAAACAATCAAGTGGTTTTGGAAAGAACCATAGCCGAACAAAACGATCAGATTAAAAAAGCGGTAGAGACGGCTAAGAAAACGCAACAGCAAATACAGTCGCTTAATAATCAATACACAGAGTCGCAAGCGCAAGTAACAAAGCTAAGAAGCAAGTTTGCAAACTTTAATTTAGAGGGAATGGCTTTAACGGAGCCCGCTGTTTTAGAAGGCAAGGTTAATAGAGCTACAGCTAGGGTTGGCGATGATTTAGAAAGAATAACAAGTCCAGAGCAATTTGATGAAAAAACTACTGATACTGCTACCCTTAATTAGTGGGTGTTCTACCTACTCTTTGTTTGAGGGACTAACTGACAACCAACCGGAAACAAAACCGGTTGAAATCGTGCGTGTTGCACAATCAGCCCCTATTTACCATCCACCGCTGCCAGAGCCTATTAAAGCATCGCCAGTGGAGTGGCGTATATTGTCCCCTGATGTGATGCAAGCGTATCTCGACGCAGTGGAAGCAGGGGAAGAGCCTAGAGTTGCTTATTACGGACTAACAAGCCAAGGCTACGAAAACCTGTCTATGAACATGGGTGAAATTAAACGATATTTGGAGCAAATCCTTCATATTGTAGGATATTATAGGGAGATAGACGAAGAAGAGGAAAAAGAATAGTGCCCTATAGTAAGTATAATTTTAGACCAGGAATAAACCGAGAAGGAACCGATTATAGCAACGAAGGCGGTTGGTATGACGTTAATTTGGTGCGTTTTCGTCAGGGGAGGCCAGAAAAAATAGGGGGCTGGGAAAAAGACAATGTTAACACTTATCTAGGCACAGCTCGTGCCCTGCACAGTTGGGTGGATTTGGAGTCTACTCGATTCCTTGGACTGGGAACTACTTGGAAATACTATGTGAACGAAGGTAATAGTTATTACGATGTAACTCCTCTAAGAACCACAACATCTGCCGGAGATGTCACGTTTTCTGCAACCAATGGAGACGCTACGATTACCGTTACAGACTCTAGTCACGGTGCGGTTAAAAATGATTTTGTCACCTTTAGTGGTGCCGCTACTCTGGGCGGTTTAATTACTGCCAATGTTCTAAACCAAGAGTATCAAATTGCAACTATTGTTAATGCTAACAGCTACACCATTGAAGCCAAAGACACCGACGGGGACACCGTAACAGCTAACAGCAGCGATAGTGGCAACGGTGGATCAAGTGTGGTTGGGGCCTATCAGATTAATGTCGGGCTAGATGACTATGTTTCTAGCACAGGTTGGGGCGCAAGTCCGTGGGGAGACGGAACCTTTGGTTCAGTGACCGCTTTATCTGATACTAACCAGTTAAGGCTGTGGACGCACGATAACTTTGGTGAAGATTTATTAATGGGAGTTAGATCAGGCGGTATTTATTATTGGGACTCTTCTTCTGGAACAGGCACTAGGGCTGTTGCTTTGTCGGCTCTTTCAGGAGCTAATTTAACTCCAACAAAAGCTTTGCAGGTTATGGTCTCAGAGAAAGACAGACACGTTATTTGTCTGGGAGCAGATCCTTTAAACGCAGGAGGGACAGCTAGAACAGGGGCGATAGATCCTTTGTTTGTTTGCTGGAGTGACCAAGAGAACGCGGCTGAATGGGAGCCAAAATCAGATAATACATCAGGTTCTTTAACGCTTTCTTCTGGTTCAGAGATTGTTGGTGGGTTGTCTGCAAGAGAGGAAACATTAATTTGGACGGACAGCTCTCTTTATAGTATGCAATTTGTCGGCCCTCCTTATACCTTTGGCGTTAACTTGGTTAACCAAGGGGTTGGTTTGGTTGGACCCAAAGCAGCTGTTAATACACCGGTAGGTGTGTATTGGATGGATCAAAAAGGGTTTTATTCTTATGACGGAAGTGTAGCAGCGGTGCCGTGCTCCGTGCATTACTATGTCTTTAGCGATTTTAATGTGGACCAAGCGTACAAGGTGTTTGGTTTTCTTAACAAACAGTTTAGTGAAGTGGGTTGGTTTTATCCTTCTGGTAGCTCTACAGAAATTGATCGGTATGTCACTTATAACTATCAGGAAGGTGTTTGGACCTACGGCCAGTTAACCCGATACGCTTGGATAGATCAGGACATTACCTCTTATCCAAGAGCGACTTATAATAACTATTTGTACAAGCACGAGACAGGAAACGATGATGACGGGTCGCCCATGGACAATGTGTATATTGAATCAAGTGATTTTGATATAGACGAAGGTGAGTTTATATCTTTCGTAAGAAATGTCATACCGGATGTTAAGTTCACTGGAAACGGTGGAAGTGACCAGACGATTAATTTCGTAATGAAATCAAGAAACTATCCAGGGGAGAGTTTATCTACGGACACTACTCAAACTGTAACCAGTAGTACAACCAAATTAAACACAAGAATAAGAGCGAGACAAGCTGTTCTTAGAATAGAGTCCGATGACGACGGTTCTTCTGGAACAAGAACAGGTGTCGGCTGGCGATTGGGAGATACGCGACTAGATATTAGACCTGATGGCAGAAGATAGTGGCTAAATTACTAGAAACTAGACTGCCTACAGCCATTGGTTCTGTTGAGCCTGAACTCTATAACAGAATGGTACGGGTGTTAGAGATAAATCTTGGAAGATTTGACCCAACAGCAACACCACAATACAATGATACCACCTTAAATAAGAACCAGTATGCTGCTGGTGATGTCATTTGGAATACGAGTAAAAACGTTTTACAGGTCTATACCGGCAGTAAATGGCAGGATTTATCAACTAGAACCGAGGTAGGCTTAGAGGCCACCGGTGCTGTTGGAACTTTAACTGTGTCGACAAACGGCGCAACAATTATTTCTTTATAATGCCCATAGAAAAAGTTAATGGAGGATACAAATGGGGTAAATCTGGAAAGGTTTATCCAACCAAAGCTCAAGCTGCAAAACAAGCGAGAGCTGCGTATGCTTCTGGGTACAAGGGGTATCAGTCTGGAGGCGGTGTTACTCAATCAACAGACCCTTTTGCTCCAAACTTTGAGCTGTCTCGTAGTGGAGGCAAAACAACCACTGTTGGTGGACCAAGGCAAACAAACAAAGACACTTTTGCTAAAGACTTTGCCAAGTACATGCTGATGACGGGTATTATGTCTAATCCTAAAGCTAGACAAAACTTTATGTTGGCTAAAATGTTCAGGGACCAAGGACCTATGGGAGTTGGCAAAGCTCTAGGACAACGAGCAGGCATAGAAGCGTTGTTTAGAAAAGTTGGTCCGTGGGGAATGTTATTGCAAAACAAAGGAGGACCTTTAGGTTTAGGTATTATGAGCTCAGGCGCCCCAATGAGTTCAAGAATTATGCAAGGACTTCTTGATCCTAGAGTATCTGGCAGACTAAAGCTTGCCCAAGCTTTTCCAGGAATATTTGCTCTTGGTTGGGGGCTGAATAAGTTTTCGCCGAGAATACCTGGACAAACAGGTGCTTTTGGACAAGGGCTTGGTCCCCAAATTGCGAATATCTTTGCTCCTATGTTTGGAACAAGAACACATGAAGAAGCAATGAGAGACTTTGGACCCGGAATATTCGGTGGAACACTAGGACCAAGAATAAGAAACTTTTTTGGTGGAGGAAGAGACAGAGAAGAAGGCAAAGGAATATTCGGCGGAACACTAGGACCAAAACTAAGAGAGATTTTTACTCGTAACAGAGATGAGTCTCCTATACAAGAAATAGAGGTCACGGCTCAAAGAAGAGGGACCCCAGAAGAAAGAGCTAGAGAAAGAGCTAGAGAAAGAGCGGAGGCGTTTAATAGAAGCATAGCTATGGATGAAGCAATGCTTCGTGGCAGAATAGAAGAAACAGGCGGCCTTCCTATTGACAAACTAACCGGTATAAGCCCTGGAGCCGCACGGTCCTTGAACCAAGGACTAAGGGCAGGTATTCGTGGAAGAATGTTGGCTAAAAGAGCCGCAGCAAGAGCTTTATCAGGGAGGGAGGCAAAAGTAAACCGTTCTGGTCTTGATCCTGTGACAGGTAAACCAATTAGGCGGTTCAGCAGCAGTCACGGAAGAAAATAAACATTAACAAAAAAACATGTTAGAATAAAATGCAAATAGCTATACACAACAACGGAGACATAAATGGCCTTTGAGCTAGACCCATTTGATTTTGGCAATAACCTCTATGACGACTATGAGGTCCCTGATTTATCAATGCCAACATTTGAAGATATGTTTGGTGGAGATGATAGTGGAATAGGCTCTATCTTCGACGACTCTATCTTTGACTATGAAGTTCCTGATTTATCACTAGACGCCGCAATAGAAGAGCTTCTTAGTGGAGAAGAGCCTTTTGATTTAAGGGATCCCGCAGACTACAGTTGGCTTGACGCACTTCCCCCTCCAGCAGCGGATCCCGAAGACGATTGGCAGGGTCCTTTTGGATGGGGTGTTATTCCTGGAATCAGAGACGTTTTTTTCGGCTCAGGTGAAGGTCCTTTGGGCGGAAATGTTTTAGAAGGCGGTGGCATACTCGGTCAAATATTAGGCTTCGGCGGAGCAGGCGGGGCCGGAGCAGCAGGCGGGGCCGGAGCAGGCGGCGGTGGACAAGGCGGCGAAGGCGGCGAAGCAGGCATTGGTGGTCTACTAAGCGGTCTCGGCGGAGGCAATCCGTTACTGTCTTTCCTAGCCATGAAATCTTTGCTAAAAGACGAGCCTAAAGGAGTGGTTCCCGTTGGTGAACAAGCCTATGGACAAGCACAACCGTTTAATTATCAAGACTATCAACCCACTAATCTACAACCTGCATTAATGCCAGGAGTCGGCTATGCAAACGTAGGCGCACCAGGTATGCAAAGCGGCGGGGAGGTTGGAGAACCGACCAAGTGGGATATACTTACAGCTATACAAAACGATCAAGTGATAGACCTTGGAGACGGCTCTATTGCTGTAAATATTAATGGCCAGTACGAAACAATATCTGCTGAAAGGATGGCGGAAATAAAGGATCATAGCAACAAGAGCGGCATAATTGTTGGAAGCGGCAGCGCTGCTCCATTTGTTAATAGTAATTTAGCCACTATCTTAGACCGGATGGCAGAAGATAGTTATGAAGGTATGCAAAGCGGTGGAACAGTACGACCAGGAGACGTCACTTTTGCTAAACTAGAGCCTGGCGAGTTTGTTATTCAAAAACCCGCTGTGGACGCTGTTGGTATTGAAACATTAGAACAAATTAACAACATGGGGAACGGGAGGCCTTATTATGGCTAGTTACGCCGATCCATCAACAACCGCTTATTACGACCAGCCTTATGCTGGAGCAATGCGTCGTGGCTTCTTAGAGTCTGCTT